CAGGCTGCCCTCCGTGGCCTCGAACTGCTGGGCAAGCACCTCGGCCTTTACAGAGACCGTCAGGAAATCAGCGGCCCGGATGGTGAGGCTATTAAGATGGAGCAGAAGGTAAAAGAGAATGCAGCAGATTTCGCCAGCAAGCTCAGTGCCCTCGTCAAAAGAAGCGGGCCTGAAAACGTTGTGCCGCTGCGGAAAGAAAGCGATAGCTAAAGGGCTTTGTCGTAACCACTACAGTCAGAAATGGAAGAGAGATAATAATCTCCTTACTCCTCGGCCTGTAGTCCACTGCCACTGCGGAAAGAAGCAATTGGCGAAAGGCTTGTGCCGTAAGCACTATTCTGAAGCAAAACGTAAAGAAAACCCGGGGAGACAAGAAGCCTACCAACAAAAGTATCAGGCTTCTATGAAAGGGCACGAAGCCCGGTCACGGAGAAGAGCCTCTATTTATAACGCAGAAGGTGCTCACACAGCAGATGATCTGCTACGCCTCCGAGAAAACACAGAAAGCTGTATAGGCTGCTCTCAGAAATTCTCGAAAACCCTACCCGCTACTGTGGATCATATAATTCCTTTAGTAAGAGGAGGCTCTAACGCAGTAGATAACCTTCAGCTTCTCTGCGGACCTTGTAACTCTTCTAAAGGATCGAAAACAAATGACGAATGGCTTGCAACTAAGTCCTGCGACATACCTAGCCTCGCTAAGCGAGCAGGAGAGGGAGGAGTGGTTAAGCTCTCTAACGGACAGGGAGAAAGCTGAACTAGCCTACAACTGGGATTTCTGGGCACGACCTGATCAGAAGGCACCAGAAGGAGATTGGTTCACGTGGCTCATTCTTGCAGGCCGTGGCTGGGGAAAGACCCGGACGGGAGCAGAGTGGGTCCGTGGACTAGCACACGAATATCCCGGATGTCGCATAGCGCTCGTAGCTGAAACGGCTGCTGACGCGCGTGACGTCATGATCAAAGGCGACAGCGGGCTCTTGAGTGTTGACCCTACCTTGGATCAAGACTCTTGGTCGCCTACCAACAGGTGTCTTACTTGGCCGAACGGCTCTAAGGCTTGGACCTACAACGCTACTGAACCAGATCAGCTTCGTGGACCTCAGCATCACTTTGCGTGGGCTGACGAGCTTGCTAAGTACAGGTACGACCAAGCAATGTGGGATCAGATCATGTTTGGTCTTCGTCTTGGGGACAGGCCTCGCGTGCTGGTTACTACTACCCCTCAGCCTAAGAAACTAATCAAGACCCTTGCAGCCAGCCCTTCAACTCACGTTACTAGGGGTGCTACCAAGGACAACCTTGCTAACTTGGCTCGTTCTGCCGTTGAGCAGATGTACGACCGCTATGAAGGAACACGACTTGGCCGTCAGGAACTCGAAGGTGAAATCTTGGGAGACATTCCGGGAGCACTTTGGACACGAGAATCAATTGACGATAACCGACTTCAAGTACCGCCGGAAGACCTTGAACGAGTATTCGTTGCTGTCGATCCGGCAACGTCGTCCGAAGAAGGTAGCGATGAACACGGTATTGTCGTTGTCGCTCTTGCCCGAGATGAGGATGGTTACGCGAGAGGTTACGTTCTAGAAGACGGGAGCCTCCGAGGCACACCGGAAGAATGGAGTAAGAAGGCTGTTCACCTCTATCGTAAATGGTCCGCTGATAAAATCATTGCTGAAAAGAATCAGGGCGGCGAGATGGTCTCTTTTACCATTAAGTCTGTTGACCGGGCAGTACCAGTCGAGCTTGTACACGCCAGTCGAGGTAAAGTGGTTCGTGCAGAGCCAATCTCAGCCCTCTACGAGCAAGGAAGAATCCATCACGTAGGAAGGCACGACAAGCTTGAAGACCAGATGTGTGAGTTCTCTGTTGACAACGTTCGTAACGCTTCGACAGGCTCTCCTGACCGGGTTGACGCTCTCGTGTGGGGCCTTACGAAAATCTTTGACAAGATCGCAGGACGCCGACAGATCAACAAAGCAGCCCAAGACGGCACAACTATCACAACCTACGCAGAACACGCCAACCAGCACAGCCACACAGGTTGGATGGCAGGCTGACACCGCCACAGGCTGGCAGGATAACAGGATAGAACATGGAAGAAACCGACAACAAGAAGCCAGTAGAGAAAGAAGATGGCACTCTTGTTTACACCCTTGACGTTGAAGGTGTTGTAGACGAGGACTACATTCCCGAAGGCTTTGAGTCTGTCGAGGGCTTTCTCGAAGATATGCGTGAGCAGTACGAAGCTGACGTTGCTTATGACCAGACCAACCGCGAACAGGCTCTAGACGACAAGAAGTTTAGTGCTGGTGAGCAGTGGGACCCGATGGTTCTTGAGCAGCGTAAAGGTCTTCCGTGCTTGATCATCAACAACATTCCGCAGTTTACGGCCCAACTGGTAGGTGACTTCCGAGAGAGCCGTAGAGCAATCAAGGTCGTCCCTTCGAACGATGAAGATGTCGATATTGCTTCACTTCGAGGCGACCTGATTCGCGGAATTGAGATGCAAAGCCGAGCAGATCGCGTGTACGACAGTGCTTTCGAGTCCGTTGTACAGTGCGGTGACGGTGCTTTTCGCATCGCTGTTGAGTACGCCCGTGACGACGTGTTCGATCAGGATATTTTCATCCGTCCGATTGACGACTGTCTCGCTGTGGTGTGGGATCGCTTCTCGATTGACCCTACTGGGCGTGACGCACGTCGTGTCTGGGTTGACGACAGGCTTCCTAAGAAGGAATTTAAGGCTAAGTGGCCCAACGCTACGGAAGACGCTCTTGAGCCTTCGACTGACGTCCTCGACGACATGGTTCGTTGCGGCTGGGTAGACGAAGATTCGGTCCGTGTTTCGGAATACTGGCGTCTTATTGAACGTCAGAGGGTTATGGGCCTGTTCCCGAACGGCAAAGTCTTTATTATTGACGAATCCAACATGGATCAGTTGATTATGGAGAACGGAGCACCTACGAAGACTCGTCTGACGTGGTGTACTTACGCTCAGATGCACCTTGTTACTGGCAGTGCTATCCTTTCCGGGCCTTATGAGTACCGGATGAACCGGCTTCCGATTGTTCGGATGACCGGTCGTACTGTTAATGTCGGTGGTCGTCGTGTTCGTTATGGCCTCGTGCGTTTCATGAAAGACCCTGTGCGGTTGAAGAACTTCTGGCGGTCGGTTAACGCCGAGCAGCTAGGATATGCTCCGAAAGCACAGTGGATTGCAACGGAATCGGCAGTCGCAGGTAAAGAGGATGCCATCCGTAAGGCTCACCTGTCGCGCGATCCTCTGCTTGTTGTTAACGACGAAGCAATTATTGGTCAGAACCTACAGCGTCTTGATCCTCCGGCCCCTCAGGCAGCACTGCTTCAGGAGTCGAGCATCAACGCACAGGATATGAAGGACGTTACGGGCATCCACGATGCTTCGCTAGGCGTTCGCTCCAACGAAACCTCTGGTAGAGCCATTCAGGCCCGCCAGCGTGAAGGTGACGTTGCTGCTCTGACCTTCTACGACAACGCTAACGCTGCCATCCTTGAGGCTGGTGACGTAATTAATCAGCTTATCCCTCAAATCTACGACGGTACGCGTATTATCCGTACTATCGGTGAAGACGAACGGGTTAAGTTCCAGAAGATCAACGATCCTTACGATCCGAACGCTATCGACCTGAGTGTCGGTATGTTCGACGTTGCTCTTTCTACCGGTACCTCGTACACCACCAAGCGTGTTGAGGCTGCTCAGGCCATGATGGATGCTATCCAAGTGTGGCCGCAGCTTATGACTGTCGCAGGCGACCTTGTTGCCCGTGCACAGGATTGGCCCGGAGCAGAGAAGATTGCCGAGCGTCTTGAGCAGACCATGCAGCAGAGTCAGATTGACCCTGAACAGGTCCAGAAGATGCAGGAAGAGATTCAGAAGCTTCAGAAGGATAACTTCGAGCTTCAGATCGAACAGAAGAACAAGGAAGAGAAGCACAACGTAGACATCTACAACGCTGAAACCCAGCGTATCCGTGCCCTCTCCGATAACCAAGTTGACGCTCTCCACAACATGAGAGAGAATATCAAGTTGATCCTCGACGGATCGAAAACAGTTGACCAGATGGACCTTCAGCTAGAGCTTGAGGACCGTCGTGAGGCCTTGCAAAGAGAACAACTCAGCGCACAACAGGCCGCCAATTCGGCTCCCGCCGGTCCCAGCACTTCTGCTGGCGGGGTTTAAGTCGCAACTAAGAAGGCAAACGGTTAAAGGACCGAAAACCTGAAATGAATGAAGCAGTAGATAATACCCCCGACACTACGCCGGAGGTTGACCTTGACTCTTTTAGCGATGACTTCTTTGGCCAGAAGGATAGCGTTCCAGCACCGGCCAGTGCGGAGGAAGTAGACGAGGTTGACGAAGACGTAAGTGACGCACCCCTTGAACCTGCTGAAGAAGATGATGTCGAAGAGAACCCTGAGGAGGAAGCTCTAGACGACCCTGAAGATGACGAAGATGAGGAGGACTCAACGCCTGAACCTCCTAAGAAGAAGAATCGTTTTCAGGACCGCATTGATGAGTTGACTGGTGCTAGGCGCGAAGCTGAACGGAAAGCCCAAGAGCTTGAAGAG